GCATCTTCCAAATTGCTTGCGAGGAAACCAACTTCTGATGATCAACCTTGTTAGTTGCATTAGGTAAACCGTAGGGACTATTTTTCAACTGTATATGATAGTGACGATCTGCTGCGAACCTACAAAGTTTTGCGTACAAACCAACGTTGAGTTCACAGGTCAATGAATTAAACAAACGGATCTTGCCATCCCACTGCTTTCGTCTAACTGCTGGCATAAACTTAGCACCAGGAACGTTGAACGAGAAATACTCACTCAGTTCGTGACGGACTCCTGGTTCACACAGGACTGCCATCATTGAGTGGTTCTGCATTTGTAACGTCAGGGTCGCCATACTTTTGTTTGTAATCTTTTATTGCTGACTTAATCGCATCTTCCGCTAGTACCGAACAATGAATCTTTACAGGCGGGAGTGATAGTTCTTCAGCAATTTGTCGATTACTGATTTCTCCTGCTTCGTCAAGGGACTTTCCTCGAACCCACTCGGTGAGTAACGATGAAGAAGCAATAGCACTGCCACATCCGAAAGTCTTGAATCGAGCGTCTTCAATAATTCCGTCGGGCGATACTTTGATTTGCAACCGCATGACGTCTCCGCACGCTGGAGCACCGACCATGCCTGTTCCGACATTTTCTTCGCTGTCGGAGAACTTACCAACGTTTCTAGGATTTTCATAGTGGTCAATCACCTTCTCGCTGTATGCCATAAATTTCCTCCTTGAAAGCAGGATCTTTACCAAACTTTGCTGCTGCTTCCACTCTTGCCTTTGCTAGTACAATAGGTGAAGACGGTTTACGTTTCGCGCGATAAGATCCGTGCGAACTCATCTTCGCTCTTTTCCTCACCTTACCACTAGTCTTCATTGTCTTCGCCATAACGTCTCCACACTCCATCTGTTGTTAGTTTAAAACATGCTATAAAAAAATCAGGACGAGTATTTACAGTCCACTCTTCTGGGGCGATTATGCTCACAATATCCTGCCCTTTATTATTGTACAGATAATACTTTTTGCCAATGATAGGAGTTACACCTATCGAAGCGTTTTGTACACGAGTTGTATCCTGTACTAATTTTACAAGAGCATCGTACTCCTCTTGTAATTTTTCTATCCTACCTTCTATATATTGATTCCCCTTCAGTGGGTTCCCGTGATCAACAATAGCAGGAAAAGAAGGTGTGGTGCCAAAAGCGAGCAGGGATTTTTTATCCCCCTGACTCAAACCTTCGCACCTCTATGATGTTGCGAATATGTTGATGGCGCCACTTGATACCTTCTACCATTTCTTTCAGCGCATCAACCATTGCTTTATAATAAGCAACTTTTTGCTCACTCTGTTGTATCTCTCTATCGCTGTCGTAGTAATAACTCAAGTCGCCTTTCATTATTTTTAGTCCATCAAAAGGATCGTAATCCCATCCAAGAGCATTAATATCCTCTTGCGCTAGTTTGCCGTTGTACCAGAGAAACTTGTTCTTCAGCAAGACTTGCTGATCCGACTCTGCTTTCTTAAGTAAGAGTTTTGCTTGGGTAAGATACCCAAGATACTTCGCGTGAAGTTTGGGTGTCTCTCTAGAACATTCATCTAACTTATGAGATATCTCACAATCTTGCGACCACTGCGCAAGTACATCATCTAAATTCATATGTTACACTATATCAAAGTAAGTAAACCTGAAACTTGCTGGGAAAGTGATATACTCTACACCTTGGTTCTGTGCCTCAAACCGAATATCTCCGACAGAAACAGGAAGACAATCACGGTAACGTATCGTTCTATTTTTATTGTTAGAACTGGTCAAAGCAGTAATGAATATATCTGAGTATGTCGGTTGGGTTGATGTTTCGCCGCTAAAATTATCTCTAGTTTGTATCTGTTCAAGATTCACTAATCTTAGCATCCAGTTATACACTTCAATGTATGATTGAAAATCTTCATCTAACAAAACATCCATAGTTAGTTCACCAAACTGCATCTGGTTTCCTGGTTGAGGCAAACTCGAAACGCGAGGCACAACAGTTTCAGTTGGTGGATTTGAAACTGTTGGGTGAGTGACAGACTGTACAAAGAAGGTTAGGTTAGAAAAATTCTGTCTGTCAATTACCACCTTAAATCCAGTGGGTTGAAAAAGGTTGATGTTAGTTGTAAGGTTATCAGTCATGCAGATTTCCCAAATAAAGGATAATTATACTCTATTTAGTCTGAAAAGTCAATATACATAATGATATGCGAATAGAACAAATAACAGTTCCGTGGTCTTACTGGATAATTGATGATTTTCTACCTGAAGAAGATTATCAAGAACTTGTGGGTTGGTTCGATAAACAACCTGCAATGACTTATATGGAAAGAAAACATTCTGATTATTTTGAGCATAGATACCCGCCAGAAATCGAAGAAATGTTGATCGCTTCATTCATAGAAGCAATCTCATATACAAATTTTGTTTCTAAAGCAAATATAAGACTTCAATTAGATAAAATGCTTCCCAATGAAGCAGAACGTGGTCCTCATTGCGACAGTCTTAGTAAGAAACTATCTCTTGTATTATATGTCGGCGAATCCAATAAAGGGACTATCATACATGAGTCTGAACATTCAGAAGGTTCAATGATAGAATGGAAAGAAAATAGAGCATTCATGTTTATCGTTCAACAAGGTGTAACATGGCATTCATTCCACAATCGAGATACTACAACTCCTCGTTGCACTGCTTTAATGAATATTGTATAAAAAAGGGGGACCGAAGTCCCCCCATACAAATACCGATTTTTATTATTATTATTCGGTTTACCTAATCTTAAGTGAGGATGTTGTCCACACGGAAGATGCGGTAGTACTGGTTGCTCTTAGCAGCAGCAAGACCATCAGCAGGCGGGGTGCCTACGAATGGGTTAGACGCCATGCCATAACGAGTCTTGAACCCGATACGTGGCTGGAAGTCGTTCTCGCCGACAGCGCGAACCATCTGGAGTGGTACATATGGGCAGTAGAATACACCTGCGTCATATGGGTTAGTGCCCTTGTAACCAACAGTTACATAGTCAGCAACCGCATATGGGTCGATGTAAATGCGCATACGTCCGTTCAGTACACCAGCAAAAGTGTTACCAGTGTCGTCAACTTCCAGAGAAGTGCTCAGAGCAGGAGCGTAGTCAAGCATACCAGAAGCAGCGAGAGCAGTAGCAACATCAGAAGATACGATTGCTACGTTACCCTTACCGCGACGAGTTTCTTTAGCGATAGTGTTTGCTTCGCGATCCAGTTGGACAAGCAGACCCTTGAACTTCTCAACAGACCAACGACCATCAGCGTCCGTAGACAGGTCGAAGATACCGTTGGTAGCAGTGTTAGCAGTCAATGCACCAGTCTTCGCTTGGCTGTTGATAGTACGGATAACTTCGCGGTTGATTTCAGCAAGAATTTCTACTGAAAGAATGTTAGCGAGTTCCGCTTCAGCGTCAAGACCGTGGATTGCTTTCAGGTCTTGTGCCAGTTCGATGGTGTACTCTGCCTTCAGCGCACGTGACTTTGCAGTTACGGTTGCTTTCTCGATGGTGAAACCCATCTCTTGGAAGTCAGAAACGCCGCCAGTGCCCAACGCTTCCGCGTCAGCAGTTGGCATACCGCCACCGATAGAAGGACCAGTACGGTCGTTGTCGATAGAGGAGTCGCCGTTTGAGTCAGTCAATCCGTCAAGACCAGAAGGACCAGCAGTGTGAGTCGTAGAAGAGTCACCAGAGTATGGTACAACTGCTTCGTTAAACAGTGCTTCGTCACCAGAAGTGGCGCCAGACTGAGTAGACTTGTAGCGAGACTTCATGGCGAAGATCAAACCAGTAGGACCAGACATTGGTTGAACACCACAGATGTCGTATGCCATCAGGTTAGGCATAGAACGACGTACGAGTGAGATCAATACTGGGTTCCAGTTGGCAGCGCTTGAAGTATTGTTAGCAGCAGCGGCTTCTTGCAAGAAAGAAGAAGCACCTGCTTCTTGAGCAAATGCTTGCTCTTGGTTTTCGAGGATAGCAGCAGTGACCTTACGTCGGTAAGCGTCTTTGATCTCGCCGCTAGACTCTTCGTTCAGGACTGGTGCCCACTTTTGCACCAGAGATTCGTAGTTCAGATCCATTTCTTAATTCTCCTTATGGGGTAATGGATTACTTGTTAATTTTGCGCATGGCAGACAGGTACTGTTCCATAAAAGGAGAAACTTCTTCAGTGTCAACGTCACCGTCAGTTTCTTCAGTTATTTCTTCTTCAGTTTCTACTGTCGTATTCGCAAAGAATGACTCTTTGATAGTAGCAACTTTGGACGCAAACTGCTCGGCGTCATCAAAGTCAACACCTTCTACCAGAGAGTAGAACTTCTCTTTCTGAGTGTCAGCGAGTTCAGATGCTGCTTCGGCAACAATTGCTGCACGCTTCAGACCTTCAACTTCTTCGCTCAGAGAAATCGCATTAGCAGTAGTCTTGTTGAGAGCTTCTTCGAGTTCTTCAACTTGATCTGCTAAATCGTCAACGAGGTCAATCTTGGATTCTGGTACGTCGATGTAAGACTCAGTGAAAAGGTTCTTCAACCCTTCCATGAAGTTCTCAGCAATCTCAGCACGCAGACCAGTTTGGATGGCAACTTTGTTCTCTTCCATCCACTGCTCAACCACGTAGTTCAGGTAGGAATCAACCTTCTCGACCAACTCACCTTTCTGCGCAGCAGTTTCTTCAGCGAGTTTTTCTTCGTAGGATGCTTCGATTCGCTCTACTTCTTCAGAGAGCTTAGATTTCAATGCTGCTTCAAAGATTACAGCAGTTTTTGCCTTAAACTCATCGCTGAGAGTGGCTTCAGACTCGACTAGTGCTTCGAGTTCTTCAGAGTGAGTATCAACTTGTGTTTCCACGAGTTCGTCATTTTCTTCCATATCTACTGATTCACTGTAACTGGCATAAAGTTTATTCATCTCTGATTTAGACATTTTCAACATTTTGTCAGTCATAGCACTAATCATACCTGCTTTGGTCTTTGGCATTGGTTCGCTGTTGCTCTTGTCACCCGTACGAGCAGGTGCTTTAGTCGTTGCGTTCGCTGCCTTATCGGTAGCGGCAATTGACTGTGCTTCAGCGTTTTTCATATCATGCCCTTTTGCTTCCGCAACTTCCTGCTCATCGCGGAGTTCAATGTTTTGATCTTCCATTGTGTTCTCCTTATTAAAAAGATCTTTTTAAGGATGAGAGGAA